GCATTTGATCTAGGTATTTAATTTTCGCTTCTAGGTTAATGATCTCATCATCAGACTCTAGATATACTTTCATCTTTTCAGATGTCTTGATACTATTGCCAAATGGTTTTTCGGCATATACCTTTGCGTCAGCCTCTCCTCCATAGTACTCACGCTTTTCTTTAACCAGTTTGCGAACTTCAAATTCTAACGAGGTTTTGATTTGAGATATATCGGTATAGTGGTTTAAGTATTTATTATGGCAGAAAGGGATGTCAAGTGCGACCTGAGCTAGGTCAGCACTATATTGTTTATTCTTAAACTGAAAATCTACATGACTATCTTCTGCCCAATCTTCTTTCAGTTTATCAAATCTATTACGAAGAGTTTCAAAGTTCATTCAAATTTCTGATGTTTCTCATTAAGTATATCGTACTTCTCATACTTGAACGTAACGTCAGCGAGTAAGTAATCCACATCTCCTACTGTAGCATCAAATGGTACTCCTGACAAGCTTACAGGGAACATATTCTTAAACTCTACAACATGATTAACATTTTGATGTGAGGTAAGAATGAATAACCTCGCACTAGAATATAAATCTTTTGTTCCTTCAGGAGTTCTCTGCTCAGATAATCCGTAGGTTCTAATCCAATTATGAACGGAGTAATAATTTTTTAGTTCTTCATCTATCATAAACCTAACACTTAAGTCTCCAAAGGATACTCCACCACTAGGTGCTATAGGTATTCCTCTGAACTGTGTCTGTACTTCAGCGAATGGCATTGAGATGTCTGGTATAGAAGCAGATTGACAAAAGAAATCTACACCATGAAATATCTCTAGGTCTAACTTAAAACCTACAGGTATCAAAAAATTTCTATTTTTAGGTTGCTCATTATACCATTCAGCAGCCATGTCAACTTCCCAAGCTTTATCTTATTTAGTATACCACCAATACGGTCCTTCACCTGGACCTCCTGTGTAATCATCATCGTCATCATCATCCCAAGTGATGTTTATCTTTGGTGGTTTCTTTTTCTTCCAACTATTAACCGTTATAACTGTAGCAATGGTAGCAGCAGATACTATGGGTGAAGCGAAGAGTAGTATCTTCTCTAGCATTAGTAATGGTATTCGTCTAGTATGTCCAATGCACTATTTAGAGCCTGCTGTGCTGCCCACCTTTCTGTGGGTGTCCACTTAGGCCAAGCCATCTTATTATCTATATCTTTTTTCATCTTTAACAGTCTTGCTGTCATGTCAACTTTAGATAGTCTACCATTCATAATGAGCAAAACATTGTAATTTATTATACCCTATTTAAACAAAAAAGGGAACCCGAAGGTTCCCTTTGATTTGATATCGTGACCAGAGATCACATAAGGTTTGCAACACGTACACGTCTGTAGTACTGGTTAAGACCTGATCCGAGTGCCTCAGCATCAGGAGTACCGTTCGCTTTAACAACGAATGGGTTAGCAACCATACCATAACGTGTCTTAAATCCAATCTTGGGCTGGAATGTGTCTGGACCAATTGATCTGACCATTTGTAGAGGTACATATGGGCAGTAGAATAGTCCTGCGTCATAAGGTGAAGAACCTTTGTATCCAACAACGTAGTAGTGAGTATCACTTACGTTAGCAGAATAAGGATCAACGAATACCTTAATACGTCCGTTAATTGTTCCAACAAGTAGATTACCTGTGTCATCAACTTCACCGATGGAAGGTCCACCAGATCCTTGAAGACCTGAAGAGTAATCAAGAGTACCACTCATAGCAAGAGCACTAGCAACATCAGCAGAAGTGATGATGAAGTTCCCTTTTCCTCTACGAGTTTGCTGTGCGATTGCGTTAGCGTCTCTTTCTACTTGGAACATAAGTCCCTTAAATTTCTCAACCGACCATCTGCCGTTTGAGTCAACGTCTAGGTCAAATACACCAGCATTTGCCACGTTGTTTTGTGCTCCAGACTTAGCAACTGTGTAAACTGTTCTTACAACTTCACGGTTGATTTCAGCAAGGATCTCACTAGACAAGATGTTAGCAAGTTCTTGCTCGGCATCTAATCCGTGGATCGCTTTCAAGTCTTGAGCGAGTTCTAGTGTGTACTCAGCTTTTAGAGCTCTTGTCTGTGCAGTCACAGAGGTCTTCTCTATGCTGAATGACATTTCTCTGAAGAGCTTTCCAGATTCTCCTAACGCTTCAGCGTCTTCACGAGCCATTCTGGTAGCACCATTGTCATAGTTACCAGCGGTAATACCACCACCAGTAGCATCGTTTAGAAGTGCAGGGTTAGTACCAGCAGCAGGGTTCGCTGTATCATAAGCGTTTGCTGTAGCATCATAACCACCAGAGAAGTCAGCGTCAGGCTCGTTGAATAGAGCTTCTGGACCAGACTTAGTTTCGTAATGTGACTTCATTGCGAAGATCAATCCAGTAGGACCAGACATAGGCTGGACACCACAGATGTCATAAGCAACGAGGTTAGGCATCGCACGGCGAATCAAGCTGATAAGAACAGGGTCAAATCCAGCAAGTCCACCAGTTTGTGTGGTTAAACCACTACCAGATAGACCAGATGCACCAATTGCACCAGCAGCGTTACCGCCTGATCCTCCAGCTTCGTTGATCATTCCACGCTCTTCACGTAGAAATCTTTCTTGGTTTTCTAACAGTACTGCGGTAACCGCTTTCTTGTAATTATCCTTGATGGCAGCAGTGCCTTCATGACTTAGAACAGGGTTCCACTTTTCTGTTAGAGCTTTTGCATTAAACATTTGTTTAAATCTCTAAAGTAAGTTGATTATTATCTATTTCCAACGAGCAAGTGCAGCAGTGTACGCATCCATTGCTGGATTTGTAGCAGGTGCTTCTACTCCCTCAACTGGAGTTTCATCAGCAACTTCTGAAGTTGCGGTTGCAGCTTTCTTCTCTGAAAAATATGCTTCCTTAAAGGTTGTTACCTTCTTGGTAAAGTCTTCTTCAGATACGAACTCAACTGCTTCAGCAAGTTTGCTGAGTTTGTCCTTCTGAGTATCTGCCAATCCTTCTGACACAGTGGTCAGAATTTCTTTTCTTGCAGACTCATTTAGACGAGCTTGAAGTTTCACATTGGACTTGACCTGTTCGTCTAGTCTTTCTTCCATCTCACGAATTGATGCAGCCATACTTTCTACCGCATCCACTTTGTCGTCTGGGATAGAAATATAGTGCTCTTCAAAGAGATTCTTAAGACCTACCATGAAGTCCTCTGTAATCTCAGTCTTTATACCATGATCAACAGCTAATTGATTCTCTTCTAGCCATTGTGTCACAGCGTAGTTCACTGTACCATTAACATCTTCAGAAAGATCCGCTTTCGCAACTTCAATCTTTTCTAAAGTTTCTTTGGCAAAGTGTTCTACAATCTTGTCATGCTCTTCTGATAGTTTTGCCTTGACAGCAGCTTCAAAGATAGTCTTTGCTTTCTCGGCAAACTCTTCAGAGAGTTCTGTTCCCTCAAGGAGGGCTTTTACATCGTCAGATACATCTACAGATTCAAACGATGGTTTAATTGGGTACTTAACATCTGGACCTTTAGAAGTTCCGTGTGTTATTTCAGCACCAAGGGAATTTGGACCTGCTTCATCGCCAGGCTTACCTGAAGAAGAGGTCTCACTGCCATCCTGAGATACAGGAGCAGAGGCTTTAGCACCAGGGTTTTGCTCGCCTTCGCCTTTAGCAGCATGAAGAGGAGGTGATTGGGATCCTCCCAAATCAGTCACTGATTGACCACTAGCTACTGCTGGTGGAACGCTTGGAGAAGAACCTGATGGTTCATCTTTTCCGCTTGAAGCTTGTTGTGGATCACCCGATACGGTTGGGTTTTCGGAACCAGTTCCAGGAACTACTGTTGCAGTTACTGTTGGCATAGGATCTTGATATTCTTTGAGAACATCAGCCTGTGCGGTGGCGAATTCCCCAAACTTTTCGTTTAATGTATTTGACATCGTAAGTCTTCCCTGAAATTACTGTGAATAATCTATGTTTATTTATTAAATCTACAAACCTGAAAGGAAGTTATCAAACACTTTGAGTGTTCTTTCCTCTAGGTTTTGGCGAGTAGCATCGCTTATGTAACGCTGATATTTAGCAGCTTTTGTCTCTTTGAGTATGCCATTGTCCCATACCCACTCTTTACCTTCCATGATTCCATTCACGAAGGCATCTGGTGCGGAAGGATCAGCAACAATGTCAGCAGCAGTTGCTAACATGAAGTCATCCATGACCACATTACAGTCCTCACGCTTATCAATAGAACCCATACCCCTTGATGAAACACCCAGTTTTACACCTTCACCTAAAAGTGATGATGCAATTTTACCCATCGGGGTGTCTAGGATTTGTGCTCTTCCGATGAAGTTAGTACCTTCAGCAGTAAGCGATGTGATTCTGTGGGAAACACGGTCAAGGTTAACAGTAGGACCATCAGGATGACCCAACTCCCCAAGAGCACGTGATGTTTTAATGTACTCTTCATTGTAACGACCAACCTCTTTCTCTAGAACTTGGAATGGATACATACGTCCATTACGGTTCTTTAAATCGGATTGAAGGAATACTCCCTCAATATAGAGTTTTTTATCAGCACCTTTACCTTCGGTGATGACCTCTACATTTTCAATCGCTTCCGTTATCAGTTTCATTTGAAGGTTCCTCTGGTTTATCTTCTTCTGGTTCATCAAAAAGTGTATTTGCTACGGTCTGTTTATACTTTCCAATAGCATCACTTGATCTTGCATAAAGTAAATCTTGAAGTTTGTCTATAGCGTCAGCACGTTGGTTATCTGCAATAGATTTTACAACATCCATGACACCTGCTTCAGGAGTCACATCATCAATCTTCGTTTCTTCTGCCATAATAATTAATTATTTAGTATTACTTGTAGGTTTAGGTTGAGCTTTCATCATCTGCAATTGCTTTTTATGAGCATCATCCGCAGCCGCTTGATCTAATTGTGCTTGATCATCTTGCTGTTGTGCTGAGATTTCTGGAGCATATGCTTGATTCATACGATCCATCTGATCCAACTGAGTGACATTGATTGGATCAAGAGCTAGACCCATATCAATCACCTTCTGCATCTGCTTATCAATTTCCTTG